CACCTCCGTTTTGCAAGAATTGTAGTGCCATGTGGACAGAAACTGGCATCCTCTGCGTCCCATACTCATAGTGACACCACGTTCTTAAACTTAATCCTAGTTTTTTGGATAACTTTGCCTGACTCATGCCCAGATCTTTACGAAAATTGTAAACCTCCGTGCTTGTCAGGTCTGCATACCCGTAATCAGTTCGTTTCATTGGCTTTCCTTTCGTTAATGTTTACCAAAACTTTGTTTTTCATCATGTCTGCAATTAATTCATCCTTGTTTCCGTAACGATATGCTTCACCATTCCAGTCACAACAAGTGTTGGCTATGTTTTTTAGCAGTGCAGACATCTCTAAACCCCTACACAACAACACAGATGCTATCTCTTGCAGTAAATGATCGGTACTTTTGACCTTGAACTCTTTTATCGTGGAGAGTCGTAACCTATATGTTGTCATTTTTACCTCATTTCATACTATATATAGTAATCTTTGCACAAAAGTGCAAGAATTTTTTTATAAAATTTTTTTTGAGATCGTGTTTTAAAAACAAGGGGGTCGTTTGAGGTGAAGTTGGTGTAAAGATTTTTTTTTAAAAATATATAAAATTTGGTGTGTACTATGGTATACACCCCCGATATTATACAATAAAATCAATGACTTAGACAAAAAAAATAACCTGCTAGTTAAGCAGGTTATCTTGTAAAGTTTGATGAAGAAATTATCTAAAAGATGCAATTCTCTCATTTAAATCTGCAATTGTTTGATTGTCTAAACCTGCAAGTAAATCACTTTTACCACGTTCATCACTATTAGAAATAAAGCTTAAATTGTTTGATGGTCTGTTAACATTCGTGGATGTTAACACCTCATAACCATTATTAGAATAAGCATTTGATGTACCATATCTAACACCATATTCCTGCTGATTATGTGTAACAATAAAAGGATCATATCTTTCCTCAGCTCTAATTTCACTTATTGTACGTCTAACACTTTGAGCATTATTGATATTACAATGTGACATAATCTCTTCAACAGAACGTCCACCATCAACACGACAAAACGACCATAAACGAGATTTAACAGTGTTTGAAGATCTTCCTATATAACTAGGACTAGTTAACTGTTCTGTCACTGTATCAGCTTTAAAACGTGTTTGAAGACTATGATTAACCATGTTTTGTAAAAAGTTAATCCAAGTAAATATTTTATTAGTCTCTAATGTTCCACCATGTGATCTAAACTCTATAGTTTTTTTAGATCCATAGTGTTGACAATTAACAGCACTGTATTTTCTTGTACTGTTAGTATGATTTTGAACACGTTCTAAATCGTGCTGTGTAACTCTAGCATTAAGTATTTGAGTAACACTAGCAGGCTTTCTACACCAATAGCCGTTTGGTCTTCCTGCACTGTTACAATAACCACCATCATCACGTCTAGACTTAGCCAAACATGAATGAAAAAAGTCTATGTGCTTTGATACTCTATAAAGAACATCCTTAACCACGTCTAAAGGCAATCTTGAATTAGTGCTAGTATCAAACAATTCTGAAACAAGATTATTATTTTCTAAATAATTTCTGTTTGAATTTCTCATTTCAACAGAACGTCTAGAGAATTCTTCATTACTTAAACCTTGTTTGATTGGCATGGTGGATAAGTGAACGTGTGTAGAACATTTGACGTTTACTCTTCCACCTTGGCTAGTGATTTGATTATATACACTTGTCATATAATCACGTGTGAATTGACAATCTGCTAAAACGGGAAGATCGCATTCTGTACCAACACTAGGATCACTTTTATAATTCAAACCTTTAATCTTGTTTGAACCACTATTAAAAGCATTCATACTGTTTGGGCTTACACCTACTAACTCAGGTTCTAAACCTATTGCTATTGTTTTGTTATTAAATAAATTTTGCACTGTTGTTTCCTTTCCAAAAATTTAACATTGCTTAGTATAGTAATTATATAATCTTTTTATGTAATGATTGCAATACTTAAATACGAACAATTATAACTTTTTTTTGTAGCTGCGATTAAGTCATTGATTTTATTACATTTTTTAAAAATTAAAAAAAAATAAAAATTTTTTTACCCATTACCCTATATACCATAAGGAGCTTCATCAAAAATTTTACAGGAGCCAGCTTCCCCGATGCCCGATCAACCCGAACAATTGTACGGATTCACACCAGAAAAAACCCAGCTCCGACTGGAAGCTGGGCTTTTGCCTCAGGAGAAACTTACCTCCATTGCTTGCCACCAACCCGTTTAGTCAACGGGCTTCCCGTTTCCTCCATTCTGAAACTCTCTATGATTGCAGAGTCAATAGAGTTGTCGATCATGTGCCAGTAACTTGCATTGAAAAAGTTCTTCAATCCAGTTCTGATACCATCAACATATATAGGACTTGGTGTATGGAATCCTGTATAATTCATCTTGTAAGCAAAGCCATTAAGGTATTCACAATCTGCTTGAAAGGTAACGTCAATCTTTCTGTACAAACTCGGAAAACCCTCAAATCTATCAAGTGCTTTCTCACAGTCAGGTGTGATCTCCCATGCAACTGCTGGTGCATCTGAAACTCCACTACCTACTTGTGTTGGAACAATGTCTGCCACGTTATTAAACTTAAATCTTTGACCGACAATGAAACCTGACCCCATTGGTTTGGCATTAGGACACCTTCGTGCCATTGCCCTTCTATTTGTATTAGCTCCATAAGCTATATAAATCTTTTTCATTTGTATCTCCTTTGGCTGAAATTGATTTATATATAATATAGTATTGATTGCTACACCTGTCAACATCTTTTTTATTTTTTTTTACAGGAACTTATCCAGCTACAGGAGTACGAACAATTGTTCGTATACAGCCAGTAAAAAAGGCTGGTAGAACCCAGCCTGTTTTTTTCTACTTTATGTTGTGCATGGTGGTGAACTTAATTTCCCACTCTCGATCACTGTCAACTCCTATCTCCTTGTTCCATTTATCGACTATGGCTCTGACGTGCATTGCACTGCCTATGAATTTGTCGATCTCATGTGGATCATTAGGGTTGGCTTTAGTAAGAGGGTAGTAACCATGTTCGTTCTCAACGATCTTTGCTACCCTAAATTGTTCGTTCTCTTCAGGAACGTCTGTGAAACAAAAATTAGACATCATCATTTCTCCTTATTTTTACCCAACCTTGACCTGTTGAGACGTTTGTTGAAGCACCTTGCTCAAGGGACATGATGGCTTTTGCTTCATCTGTACCCTCCATATCGTTGTCGATAATGAAATCTCTCATTCCTCCAACTGCTACAAGTCTGCCATCTTCGTGTATTTCTACACCTCTACTTGATATTGCCATGTTTATCTCCTATTGGCTGTTTATAATTATATAGTAATGATTGCCACATAGTAAGTCAAGTAACTTTTTTGCTTTTTTTAATCTTTTTTTCTCATCAACGACATCTTCATTATTTTCATTACCTTTGTAATCCCAGCACCTAATAAATTCCTCACAGGAATCTATCTCCAGCTTTAGCCCATCAATCAAAATATTAGTATCATCTGTATCTAACTGCATCTGCTTCTCCTTCTTTGAATACGAACAATTGTTCGGTTACAGGATAAAAAAGAAGCTGGGCTTCTAACCCAGCTTCAGCTCCTCCCTTCTATTCTATACTTTCTTTATCCATTTCAACCAAACCGATGGTTCTTTGTAATTGTGTCAATTCCTCTTTCCACATAGGCTCGTTTGGTTCACATTTTATCTGTTGCTTTTTGTCGGATACCATAGCTTCCAAAAAGTCAATTGTTGTTTTATAAGATTGGATATTTCTATTTTCCATTGTTACCTCCTTAAAATGGTATGATTATTACAACAGCACATACGACTGCATAGAAGAAGATGGATTGAGCTACCACCAATGCTATTTCCCAGCTACTCATGATGCTGTGTTTTCGATTGATTCAATTTGCTCCCAAACCTCACGGAAAGCACCAAAGAATTTGACCATCTGTTCTGTTGGTTCTGAATCAAGATCCTGATAATTATATATCATAATGTCATCTGCACTATAATAATTACCATTCTCATGCTTTGGCATATTATGAAACTCACACCATCTTGTGTAAATATTAGCCATAGCTCTTATGTTGTCTTGTCTGACCTCATCTGAGGCTACAAACTTTGGATTGTTATATGTCATCTCTTTTCTCCTATTGACTGATTAACATAATTATATAGTAATCATTACATAATATAAGTCAAGCACTTTTATTTTATTTTTTTTTATTTTTATTCTTGACACTATTTGTAATGATTGCTATATATATAAATGTGATGGCAAGACAGTAATGGTTTACAGTATCCCACCACAACAATATGAGGTCGAAAGTTCGGGGTAGGGGGTTCACAGACCTAAAATAGCAACTCCCCCAGTTAATGCGGAAGCATGAAAAAAGAGTCGAGGAACCTTTCCACTTCGGCTCTTTTTTTTGTCTGGTATTTGAGTTCGAACAATTGTTCGGGCTTAACCTAACCACAGGAAGCAGAGCCAGTACCAGCACAAAAAAAATCGGGAACAGGTTTCCCCGATCCCGATTGTTGCTGGGCAACCTGCCCGATCTAGTTTGTACGATAAAGGTAAAAGTCCCCCTGCTCGTGTTCGTAATGATCATAACCAGCTAGAAAATGACCCCTTCCATCTGTGCCAACGGCATCTTCAACGAATTTGTCAAAGTCTTTGATCAACTTAAGAATTGCATCATTTGCAGTTTCGCAACTATCTTGCAACCTTTCGAAAACCTCTCTGTCTATGCCTGTATGAGAAACCAAAAAGTCAGGATTGAATGCCCAAACTGTTTCCTTGATGTATTCTTTTGTCTTCTCGTCTGCTTCCTCATCAGTCAAAACCATATACTCCTCATTTCCGTATGTGTAATAATGGTCTGCTTCGTGTGTTATGTGCTTTGTCTGCTCTTTGTTAAGTTCCATATGCTCTGAAACTGCTTCTATTTTTTCTATATCCATTTTTAACTCTCCTTTGGCTGAATATGTATATATAATATAGTAATGATTTCTACCTGTCAACAGTTAATATTAATTTTTTTATTTTTTTTTGAGGCATCTGCTGTTGCTGTTCCAACTGGTGACTTCGGACAATTGTTCGGAGTCAGGGTTCTACAGCAGTGCGCAGATCCTGTGCGTGAACGCGAACAATTGTGCGTATTCAGGTCTGGGCTGGTAAGTTGCACAGCCAGACCCCCCCTGACCCAGAGCTGGTTCCGAAGGAAACCCAAGCTGGAAGCCAAATAGTAGCCCGAAGGAAGCCCGATCCCGACCCGATACCAGCCCGATTAGCTACGCAACTCCGAACAATTGGTCGGTTTCAAGCCCGATCACAGCCCGATAACCTGTAGCCCATAGAAATTGTTCGGTGACCCTGCCCACCACCCCCGCAGGTGCAGACCCAGATGTACCCATATTTAACTATTTTTGCCTATCTTCTTTGGGTTAATGTGGGTGACGTTAGCTTTTTTCATCCGATCCTGTGCTAAGTGTTGTAATTTCTGTAGTTCAGCCAGTATTTCTTCCTTAGTCATGCTATCGACTTTCTCATGTAGTACATGAGCCTTGTTTACGAGCAATCCAGTAGCCTTTAAACGGAGTTCTTCAGCCCGAATAGCCTCACCAAACTTACCCGATTCCCATGCTTCGTTACGAATCTTGAGCAAATCCCTGACTGACTTATCTATCGTTACACCAAAACGACTCCTATTCTCCTCCTGCATCTCTTGAAATCGTTCCTGAACCACTTCACTACGGAGCAACCTAACTGCATCTACTGAGGGGTTACTATACCCAGCTTGTCGAGCGGCGTTAGTCTGAGTCATATCCTTGTGCATAAAGTTATCCAGAAAAGCTTGTTGTTTCTGAGTTAATCTTTTCAGTCCCTTTTGTCTTTGTTCTTCTGGTAAATTCTGACCTACTTTAGGCATTACTTTTTCTCCTGTTTGATTTCTTCTAAATCTTGTTTCGTCAATGAGTCACGAAACGTTAAACCAAAATCATATCCTTGTTTATAATAAGCAGATGATTTTTTTTTAATATCAAGTTCACGATGGGCAACAGCATCTTTGACTCCTTCGCAAAAAAAATATAAATAACCTCTTCTTTTTTTATCCAATGGGGTTTCCATTTTGTCTCCATTTTTAATTAGTTAAATAGGGTAGGGGGAGAGGGGTTACTTACCCTCCCCCTATACCCCCTATAGGGGGGGAAGTTCGGTAAGTTGGTAAGTTTCAATAAAATCAATGACTTACAGGGCATAAAATACTTACCAAGCCCTTCGGTAACCAGTGTAAGTAGATTAATTTTATCTAGTAATATCAACAACTTACAACTTACCCTGCATTCTACTTACCGAGTAAGTTGGTATGTTGGTAAGTAAATCATCATAAATACGAACAATTTTCGAGTCTGGGGTACGTTTATACCAGTTGCCCATTTGTGTCTGTTTATAGTCCATTGCCCATAGTGCTTTCATAAAAGCAAGTTCACATTTAAAGCAATTTTCATCCGAACAATTTTGGTAATGAAGCATACTTATGTCCAGTTTTTGTGCCAGTCCAAAATGAACAAAGCAACTCATACAGATACTTTTTTCCATTATCGGGAATGCCATACCCCGAACAATTTCTTCGTTGCAGTTGCAACAGGTCTTTCCTTTAGCTTTCATTTACAACCTCCCTTTTAATTTGTGTAAACAATGGTGCATCAGAACCAAGCCTTGTTTCAGCTATATCAACGTATTTTTGATTAAGCTCAATGATTGTAGCATCTCTTCCGTGTCGATCAGCCACCAGTGCAGTTGTTCCTGACCCACCGAATGGATCCAGCACCCGACCAGCAGAAGTTTGGTGACCTGAACACGAACAATTTTTCGTAAACCCTTTATCTTCCTGAACCAGTGACTTCATATCTTTGCTATTCATACGGCTGGTTTTGTCTCTTTTTGGTATAACACCTACCATATTGTCTCTAGTTTCCCGATCAGGAACCTCAACAGTAACCATTTCCCGTTCATATGGAGTGCCACACTCCGAACAAATCTTCGGAGGACACCCAGCCAGTAGAGCTGGCTCTATCAAACTGGTTGGAAACACTGCAAAATGGGCTTCGTTATAGGGCTTTACTGCAACAGTCCACACACTTCTTTTGTTCCTGTGAGTATATGACTTCTCAAGACCAGTATGTGGGCTTAGTCCAGTTCCTTCGTTGTGATACTTACCATCAGCCCGATCACGAGTTCCCCAGTCTTGTGCTTCTTCCATAATAGCTTGACTGTCGTAGTAATACTTCTCTGACTTCGTAAGCAGAAATATATATTCATGTGCCTTCGTGCATCTATCCTTCACACTTTCAGGCATAGGATTAGGTTTATGCCAGATAATGTCCTGCCTGAGATACCATCCATCTTCCTGAAGTGCCAGTGCTACTCTCCAAGGTATACCTACAAGGTCTTTTGGCTTTATACTGCCCGATACGGGAGGTCTAGTGACCCCGTAATCCTTATCACCTCTAACAGTTTGATTAGTTGTAGACGTTCTACCACCACTTGAGTAACTATCACCAAGGTTAAGCCAAAGAGTTCCATCATCACGAAGCACCCGTTTTACTTCCTGAAAAGTCCGAACAATTTTACGGACATATTCTTGTGGGCTGGCTTCCATACCAATCTGATTATCTTCTCTGATAGCACCACAATCCTTGCAAACGTCACGATATTGTACAGTTAATGTTTCTTTTGTGCCAAACTCCCGATCAGCATCATTACGGGCTTTACCAGCAATATGCGAACAATTCGGATCACCTCCGATCCATTTACCAGTTCCGTAGTCTCTGAGTCCCCAGTATGGAGGTGATGTAATGACTGTATGAAAGAAATTGTTCGGTAATTCCTTCAGCTTTTCTCTACAATCACCGATCTTAATATCGATCATATTTAGCTACCTTTTTATCTAATTGTCTTTGTGACTTCTTAGTTCTTTTCTTCATGCTCTTTTCCCATTTACGAGACGTAGAATGGGTTTTAGATAATGTATCTTTATGTTTCATCTTCATCCTTTTTCTGATGGTGAACGAGTACAAAAGCCTCACACTTTGGGCAGGATAAATTGGTAACTATTTCATACATTTCATCACCATAATCCTCACCATCGTGATCACCACCCCAAATTAATTCATGCCCACAAGCCCAACAATTCATTGTCATTCCTCACTAATGCTTAATATTTCAAATTCATTGTGTAATGTTGTGTAGTCACGTCTTTTAGCAATTGACTTCCACTTTTTTTCAGCTTCTTCGTAGCTATCAGCCTCTATATTTACATTGTAGTATTTGACTTCCTTACAATGTATTACAAACTTTTTCTTTGGTAATTTTCTAATCATTACGAGTTCAACACACATTTTGGTTCAATAAATATCTTTTCGGGAACACCACCAAACTCCTGCCTAATTCTGAGCCTTAGTAGTTCCATAGAGTGAATTAAATCATCTTGACACTCTGATATGTTTTGATAAGCAACTTGGCTCTCATGCCACATACAACGAGTAAGACCCTCATTATTTTCTGTGGCAGAGATCCAAATTACACAGATGTATACGATCATCTTCGACATAATTTGACCACCTTGACATACAACTTTTCAAACAACGACAACTCCCTTGTGGGAGTTGCATTGTTAATATGGTTTATGAGATTTTTCATAAAGACTTTGTTAAACTGCAATTTGTTCTTCATTGTCTCTGTGGCAGGGATTCCAAGTTCTTTGGATTTCCCTGCTTTCCTCTTCACTGACACCATAAGATAATAAAGCCCTCGACATGACACGATCTGCCGTATCTGTCCAAACTTTTGCATTAAGCATTGCCCAAATCCATGCACCAATTTCCCTCTCCTTTACAGTATTATTGTAAGTTTGATTATCACCAAGTATATGTCCAATCTCATGCAAAGCAGACACATAATATCCCGTGTTTTTTGTCGGTCTAATATGGATATGCTTTTTTGTAACATCAGCATAATAGTTTGGTACTTCAGCATCAAGTCTTTGATAGCTAACAGTTATATGATTAACTGCACACAACTCTTGTATGTGCAATGCCATATCAATTCTTTTAACTAATATTGTCATATGCCTGCTCCTCTCTTTTGACTTCATCACGAACATATTCTTCCCAATGCTCACCATGATCTTTTTTAATTTTTGTGATAGCCTGCTCATTTGTCATGCCATCGATATTGAGGTATGAATAAAACTCTTCCATCACACCTTGCAACTGATGTTTATATGCAGTCATTTATGAGTTCTCCCATTCGTTTATTTGTTTAAGTAAATACTCGGCATACTCATTTCTGCCCTCAAACAAAGCATCTTGAAAACTGTCTTCATAACCAGATTTTAAATATTGCTTATATTCTCTAGTTTCATAAGCAATATGCTTTTTGATTTTATTGACGATTGATTTATACTTATCCATATCATCTACATCTTTTTGATCTAGCAATGATATTCCATTTTTTAGTTTAACCACTGTCATCTACTTGCTCCTTTAAAAATGATAGTTATTGATATTGTTACAGTGTATTGATTGCATAGTCAACTGCTTTTTTGCAAATTATAATCGTTGGTTTTTTGACCATGCTCTTTACTGCCTGCCTCACATTGATCGACCCAAACCTTTTTGGTGACATTGCCTTGAGCATCACGATAACGTCTCCAATGCCCACGTCTCATATGCCACTTCTTTGGAGTGCCTTGACCCGTGAATATCTTTTCATAAACAGTCTTACCTCTAGGCTTGGGCAATTCTATATTTAAAAGGCTATATTCATTCGTAGGGACACTTCTTCCAAATCTAACGTGCTTTACCTTATGACTTGCAGGTTTCTGTGTCTCCTTGACGATTAAATCGTAATTAAGTATGGAAAGCACACTAATGATAAACCTAACGTCACCACCTTGGATCAACTGCAAATGAGTTTTAGAGATTTCTTCCATCTCTTCATTGCTCCAACCTTCTAAAAATTTATGCTTTGGAATAAGCCAATGCATGGCTCTACTTTGCACAGTCGTAAACCTCGAATAAATATCAAGCATCAACTTATATTCTTCACGATTATTGTCCAATGACTTTGCTCTAAACAACTTATCATTGTCTTTAAAGTGTGCCAAAGAATATGGAAGTCCAATAATCTTAATACTTTGATGTGCAGTTTCCTTAGTAAAATTTTCTGCATCCATCATATAACTTCTGTAATCAGAAGTAAGTTCTCTTGATGCTTGCTCTTTTAACACATAATTAGAATAAGCAATATTCATATTCCATTCTTCTTCGTTACGAACAACTGAAGATAATGGAGAACAAAACCACTTACCATCAATCATGCACCACATATCGTACATATACCAACTATCCCCACTAGGATGTTCATACTCATATATATGATAACCTATACGATCTAGATAATCTTTAGGTTCCTCAATCTTGCCCACATACTGTGGCAAATATTTATGATAAAGATTTTTTAAAAGATGAACACGATAATGTTCATCCCATTCTATAAACATATTTTTAAATGGTGGTATTGCAGTTTTAATCATCTCAAGCAATACATGAGGTTTAGACATAGATGCCTCACCTGCATGATCAATTAGCTGATTAGAGACTTTAAACTTTTGAGCATTGACAAGCATAGATTGAGTTTCTCTAATCTTACCCTCGGCAATAGACCCACCTTGATATTTTGCCATAGCCCTTTTAGGTTGAGCCATAGCACCAATAATTTCACTTGCCATCAATGGCTTATCATTTATTTCCATTTTGTATTGGCTCCCTTTGCAATCAACATTGCATCCCCTGCAATAACGTCTGTCATGCCATAACTAGCCACAAAGTGCATGGTAGCAGGTTTATTAACTTCCTTACCTTTAAGCTTACCCTCTTCATCAATAAGCAAAGTATCTCCATTATTCAAACGTACACATTCAACCCAACCACCAACAAACTCTTGAGCATCCTCTAAAGTTGGCTGATCTTTTTTATTCCATATAATTTTAAACTTCATCTACTTGCTCCCATTATGATAGTTCATAATAGTTGTATATGGTATTCATTACATACAAGTCAAGTATAAAAATAATTTTTTTTACAAATCACTTAAAATATTTCTGGAAAATACATATGTAGAATTTTTTCTGACTCGACCAAAATCCTGTTCTTGTGCAGCTCTGGGATCGTCCTCGAATAATTGTTCGGACTCATCTTCACCTTTGCGTTGTCTTTTCTTGCCTTCTTTCAGCAATTTTTTGGTCAAAGCACGAAGCTCATTATAGTTTTGTGTGGCTGATTTACTCTTACCAGCCATCAGACATTATCTGTGGCTGTTGTTGCTTCGTACTCTCCAGTTGACATTACACCTTCTGTTGTACCAAGCCATTTACGACCACCAGAAGCAGTAAAAGAATACTTTCCGATACGTGCTTCTTGTATAAGTTCCCGAACAATTCCGTCAATGCTTCGTTGTGTTAAGTTGTTCAAGACCTGTGGTGCATCACGATCTGACGTTAATCTCTGCGTAATAGCATCTGCTCCTGACTGTTGAGTCAAAGCTCTACCCTCCCGTTCACACGTTGCAATCCAAGCATACAGGGCATCTTTCTTAATCTGACGATTAGTTCCAGAATGTAATCTTTTAATCTCTTCAGTTCTATCCTCCAGTAATCCAGAAAAACCATCTCTAATAAAGTTTCTAATATCTCTGTTTGCAGGTCCGTTTGATTTGACTACTGCTCCATCAAAGCATTTATTTCTCTGATATTCAACACCTATATCCATACAACGTCTACGACCAGTAGCTTCATCGACTTGCCACAGTGCAAAAGCACACCTCACACCATCTACCAGTGCTGACGTACCTCTGATAAGTAACCTTGCTTGTTCAGGAGTATTTATAATTGTATCATCTTTAATCTTAGTCATATGGTGACACATAACTACAGAAGCTCCAGTTTCAGTTCCGATCTGTGCCAAAAGACCAGTCAAGGCAGCTCCTGCTGCAGGATCAGAGTTTACATCAGCATGGACAAAAGATGCCAACGGATCAAAGATAATCAACTTTAAATCATTCATTTGCAGAATTTGTTCGTAAAGTTTATCAAACTCATCACTGGTGCTATAGCCATCTCTTGTGTCCTGAAGTATTGGAAATACACCACCGACATTTGGTAATGAGACTACACGAAGCTCATGCTGGTACGAAAATCTCAAATTGTTCGGATCCAGACGCTCAATTCTCCTGTGCATTTCTGACTCATCATCCTCTGCTGTAAAGATCACAACATTGCCAAATTCACCTATTGTACTACCAAAACTCTCTGCTAAAGGCTGACCCGAAGCTACTTTCATACCAAGATCAAGTGTCATCATACCTTTACCTGCATCACCTGCTGCAGAAAATATAATCGGTACAGCCAACGGAAATGTACCATCGACTAAAAACTTTTGTTCGGGTGCTTGTCCCTCAAACCTGCTGACCAGTAAACTATCGTCCAGTAAATTTATGTTACGTTTAGTATGCTTGACTGTTGTGTTTAGGAAGTGCTGTACATCAAAGCTTTCAGATATAGCATCAACGGCATCCCAACCCTCTGGTTTACCTCGTGGTGGAGTTAATGTTGTAACAGATTTGGCTCCTGCATTAAGTGCCAGTTCTTGCACCAGTTCAGCAACCTTGCGACCTGCATTGTCATTGTCACCCCATATAATTAATTCTTTGTCCTGCAAAGGACTGAAGTCGAAACGACTTGCTGACTTACGAGACAACATTCCTGCACCACCCATAGTACAGGTTGTTGTATATCCTAGTTCATTAAGTGCATCAGCACATTTCTCACCCTCTACCCATATAACTTTCTCAGAAGCAATTATGTTTGGTATGTTATATAAAGGTCTGACATCAGGTATCTTTGGATAAGGTGAGTCTGTAAACTGCCTAAACTCTTTCTTTGGCTTACCATGACTGTCCATAAGAGGATTGCCTGCATTGTCTTTCATGTTGTATCTTCTTACACGACACAGGATTTCACCATCTCCAGACAGGTATAAATGTTCGGAGTCATATGGTGTATTGACATCTATGGCTCTTTTAAATGTCACACTCAGTTCTTGTGGTATATCTTGTTCAACTGGTGGAGGAGCATTATTATCCAGATAGTTTCCGAACAATTCTTTAATTTCAGGAAGGCGCATACCTCTACCTTCCATCAATATCTTTACAATACCACCAACACCTTGTGATCCGTTGAAATCCGATCCCTTCATAAAATATGGTGAGTTCGGGTTTATATCTATCTTTAATGATTTGCCCGATTCTCCGTCCAGTGACCCGATTGTAAATACGTCACCCCGAACAATTCCTTGTGGATAAGTATCTCGTAATGTACTTATCTGGACACTGGCTGGTACTCTTTGACTAATCAAACTGACCAGTTCATTGGCTGACATATCCCTATTCTTATTGCCAATTTTTATAATGTTCATTATACTATCCTCACTTCATTGGCTGAAGTATATGAGGGGGATGCTACCTTCTCCCTCATATTTAAACACTCCAACAACTATC